CCCACTATTGACTTCACGGTAAGCAATGACGAAGCGGGCAAGTATGCAGATGTGATTGAGTTTGGTAGAAGACCCGGGGCGCGTGCACCACGTTCGGAATACATTGAGTCATGGATACGTGAGAAATTAAAGATAGGCGGCTTTAAGTTACGCAATAGACAGGGGCAATTTGTAAAGACTACAGAAAGCCGCATTAAGAGCGCAGCTTATGCCATTGCGCAAAGCATTGGTAAGAATGGTATACAAGGCATTAACTATTACGGCGAAGCAATAGACGATACATGGGACGAATACAAAGACAAGTTGATGGAAGGCTACATAAAAGGGATAGAACAAAGGTTACTTTTAAATAAAAGATAATGGCAATAACAATTAACGACCAACCATATACATGGGCATTACGTGGGCAAAAGCTTATGGTAATTGCAACCAGTACTAATACCGCACAGGTTGGTTTTCGCTATGGTGTAGAGGTTACGATTGGTGCAAAAGTGTATAACTTTTATTTGTCGGCTGCACCTGATGACAAGCTGTACTTTGACTTGCAACCGCTTGTTGATGACCTGCGCAATCAGGAGTTATTAGATCAACACTTTGCAACCGATGACACACAAGATGACCAAAGTAAGTTAAGTGTTTCATTTACCTTATCTGAAAACTGGATAGTTGACGGTGTGCTTACCATTAATATACCTAGCATTATTGCAGGTGACCCTATCCTAATTATTAACGGCTACTTTCAAGTAATAGACGGATATAAACCAAACGTACAAACAGGAACGCAAAAGGTCAAGCAGGCATTGACTAGCAACACAAGCTATGCAATGAGTGACCGCAAAACAGATACACATCCATGGTATCTTGCAGCTTCATGGGGTAGTGGCACGGGGCCAACTTCAACCACAGGGGCATGGATACCATCGTATGAAAGTGACTATGGATTGTTATGCATACCGGGCAATAATGATTTTTTGACCAACAACACGGTTGTTACAATGCGCATTGCAATCTATTCTAGCGCGGGTGTTCCCACAACGCAAGACATCACACTTAACGGTTATGATATAGAAGCACTACCTGTCTATCCTGCAAACCTTAATGACTGGACAGGCTTGACTGTAAAGCCGTCACTATTCCCTAATTGGCGGTGGTATCAAGTGACCATATTTAGCGGTGCAACACAAAAGAGCATTTCATATAAGTTTTACAACACAGCCAAATACGGGCAAACAGATTGCCACAACGACAAGATAAGGCTAGGGTGGGTGAATAGCCGTGGCGGTTGGGACTACTTTAACTTTACAAAGCGTTCCGAATTTACCGATGAGATAGAACGCAAGACGTACCGCAAGGTGTTATTTAATGGCACGACGGGTGTATTCAGCGCAAATGATAGAGGCCTGCAAGAAAGACGCAACCTAGCACAGCAAGTGCTATCCATTACCAGCGATTACATCACAGAAGAAGAATTCCTTTTCCTGCGATCACTAATGGTAAGCAATCAAGTGACGTGGTTGACCGAAGACGCGGGTAAGCCTATTGCCATTCCGGTTAAGATGGACGATACAAGCTATGTCGAAAAGAAGACCCGTGACGGCAAACTATACAACGTAACTTTGAAAGTAAGAATAGCAAACGAATACTGGACATAAGATGCAAAGTGAAGTACAACTGATAGTAACAAAGACGCAAACGCTAACGCTAAACAGTATTAGCAACACGGCCATATATGGCAGCGTGGGTTCGTGGCGTATAATCATTGATAGCTTTGCGCAGGAATTAGACTTAGACAATCAAACAGTCACGCTAGTAAACGCTAATGGTGATACGCAAGCTTGCACGATACTATCAATAGTTCAGAATTCACCTAGCCCCGGGCAAACACGCCTAAACTTTGACGCAACTAACGCTTTCAATTTTGATTTTACTGCAGCTGCAGGTGGGTACTTCCTATGGGACATCAGTACACAAGCATATCTTGACCTATTTGAGAATGAAAGCATCTCGCAGAACTGGAAGTTTCAAGACCTTAACAACTTCACCGCACAGGGTGCATTCAGTCGTGAATTCCGTGTACCATTTAGCACCAATAATCAAGAAGCATTAGGGCCGTTATTCGATGTCAACATAAGTGCAGGTAGTGAGAATTTCTTTCACTACAAACTGCCTGCTGAAATACGCGTGGACACGCTACCCATAAGCATAGGTTATGTACGTGTGCGCAAAGTGTACAAGCAAAGCAATCGTATTAGTGAGGTTGAACTAGCATTCTATGCAGAAACGCCTGATTTGGTGCGTAACATCGGTGATAAGAAGTTAAGTGACATTGCTGATTTAACTACAATCAATGAAGTAATTACTTATGACATTGTCACAACTCCTTTAGCTTACCGAATTTGGACAATCTTAGATCGTGGTCAAAGATGGAGCGAAGGTGGTGAAGATGGTTCCCGTTCATTGCTTACATCTACAGCACCAGTATGGGCATCAGACCTTACACCCGCTTTGAATTGGTGGTATTTGTTTGAAAAGATTATAACAGAGGCTGGCTTTGAACTTTCGGCAGGTACGCTAGAAGGATATCTTAGTGAATACTGGATGCCATGGTGCAATCAAACATCATTAATTACAACAGGCTCGTATAATGAATATTTTTTTAGAGCTTACAATACTGCTTCAGTAGGCATTAATAATTCGTTTACTACAATACCAATCAACACTGAGTTATTTGATAACAACAACGACTTTAATACAGGTACTAATACATATACCGCACCTGCAGGCGGGTGGTTTACATTTCGTGCAATAGTAAAATTTCAAAATAATACAGCGAATCCGCAGGATATCATTATTGCTCTATCCGTAAATGGTAGCACGGCATTTAACGAAATGTATCTTGGCACTATTTCAAATACTAACAATAGTCTAATAGATTGTAATCTTCGCATACCATTGGCGACGGGTGATACCGTGCAATTAAAAGCATTACAAACATTTGCCGCAGGGACAAGTTTTGTTACCGTACTTGCAGGAGATGGAACATATAACAGTACTTTGTTCGAGATAGAAAAAACTGAACTATTTTTTGGTCAAAGTATATACTATAACTTGAATGCACCCGATATGAAGCAAATAGATTTTGTGACGGATGTAATCAAGATGCACAACTGTGCGATTGTCCCAGATAGGACAATACCAAATAAGATAAGCGTAGTGCCACAGAATAGCTATCTAGGTAGTGGGAACACTTTAGACTGGACATCAAAGCTAGACACAACAAAAGACATCGTAATAGGTAGCACAGTGGAACTTCAAAAAGCTAAGTTTCAATTTACCTACACGGCGGGTGATGATGTAATAAGCAAGGTGTATAAGACTGTAGATAGGGTCTATGGTGATTATGAAGCGGTAGGTTATACCATTAATCCAAATACAACTTCAAGTGACTTTGCAATAGGTGAACAAAAAATTTCCCTTATCACACGTTCTACACCTTCGGGAGTAGTTAGGGGTAGCGGCTATGTCATGCCTATGTTTCTTACTGATCAACTTGAATTTAGCGCACCCGGTCCTAGATGTTTATTTAATGCAGGGACGTATAACATACAGTTATGGGATGATAGTACTGGCAGTCCAAAGTTTGAAGCTATACCAGTGCTAAACAATTACAGCCAAGTTGTTGCCGACATCGATGATATGGATTTGAACTGGGCTCCTGAAATTCCACCACATCCGATTTTTACTAATCCATACGCCAACTTATTTAATCAATATTGGCGCACCTACATGAATGCATTGTATTCACCTGATGCGCGTATGATGGAGGCAAGCTTTGCACTTGACCTTAAAGACATACTTACTTTTCAGTTCAGCGATAAGATATGGATACAAGATAGCTACTGGAGAATTATTGAGATAAGTGATTATAAGGTGGGGGATTACGAAAGCACCAAAGTAAAGTTGCTTAAGTTCTTAGAAGATGTTGAAGATTGCAGCGGCACGCCCGCATCGGTTAGTGTTAATGGTGAAGTAAACTTTGAAGATGCCAATGGTGACCCTATTGCATCATCACAAGATTGCTGCACGCGTTATGGTTATAACTGGGACGAAGCTAACGCTATATGTTGGGCGTTTACTGCTACTGGAGACAGGCCCAATAGTGGTGTAAATGGTAATGCAACAAGTCCTGCGCCGCGTGTCATTAAGACAACAGCACAAACGCGATCAATAGTGAACTCTGTTATTAATGGCGAAAGCGTAACTATTGTTGATGGAAACAAAAATATGTTGGCCGTTGGTCAAAGTTTAGAGTTGACTAAGGATGTGCAGGGCAATACGATGTTAGGTAAAAATGTTATCACTAAT